CTAGGCCGCCGATGATAATTGCTGCAATCCAACCGACGTTTGCGTCTTCCATAAAAGAACCTCCTGAGGGCCCGACAGGTTGTTAACAATAACTGATATACACCAAAAACGATTCGCACCCCAACTGTTGCGGATGGCGAGCCGATCGATCCGTTCATTGCAACCCTGATTATTATCGGAAATTGTTACGGTTGTTTGGGTCTTTGAGAATCGTTTGCCTTGTTGGAGCTCATCCGAGCGCGGTGTCGGATTTCTGATTTTCCTTAATAATAGGCGACTTCTTCGACTCGATGCCGTCATTTCGCGACAGCCAGGTGAGGAAAAGCATCTTCGGTCGCTCGCAACCACAATTTTATGGGTTGACCGCAATAAGACGTCTGCATATGTTCCGCGCACTTCCAGCCGGGGCAGCTTCTGCCTGCGGAGAGGGAGAGCGTAGCTCAGTCGGTAGAGCAACTGACTTTTAATCAGTAGGTCATGGGTTCGAATCCCATCGCTCTCACCAAAAATCGCCAAGCTTTTCAATTGTTTAGCCTGGCGCTTGCGGTGAAAATCATGCGCCATCAGCATTTGCGAGCATTACACAAAATTCCCTGATTTACAGACTTTTCCAAGGGTTAGCGGCACTTCCGTGGAACATGAATGGCGCACGTCCATGTGACTGGTGCCGGTATATCAGACTGAGAGAAATGCGCGAGCATTGCACGATCGGCTGGATCTTTGATTCTGGGCGCTTGGAAAGGCAGATTAAAGTTGACTTGCGCCGAACCGCTCCAAATCATCGCTGACTCGATAGACTGCGGCGAGGGCGGTAAGAGCGGTGGCGCGCGTACAGCGGTTTCCTGATCGGTCGGCCCGGCCTGGGTGTATCAAGTTGCGTGCGTCCTTAGCAAGTTTCGCTTGCTGCTTCGTTTCTTCCGAGATTAGACTCCTGCGTCTAGCCGCCTCGATCAATTGGATAAGGTTCGAAGTATCGGCTCGCTCAATTTGTCCCTTCACCGCCCAATACAGAATCGCTTCCAGCGCCGCTCCCGCCAATACGGTGGCGCCTATCCATTCACGCGCTGAGAAGTCCGTCCACGCTGCCTGAATTTGATCCTCGATTGCTATCCGGACGTCGTCTTCGGCGATAAATGTAAGGATAGGCTCTTTCGGCGGTAGTTCGTCACTGCAGATGCTCATCAGGCGACGAATACGTTCAACTGGATCGCGGCCGCCGACGTCTCTTGCAGGACGGATGTCTCCGAAATTCCACCTGGCCGCGGCTTCAGAAAGAACCGCGCGGCATCTGGTGAATTCGAGGTGTTCAACAAAGGGCAGAGTGATGAGATTGCGCGGGACCTCGGCTAATAGGTCCAGAAGCGCTCTAACTTCAACTTGATGATGGGGTCTTATTCGCTCATGGTGAAGGTCTCCCTGCATCGGTCCGAACATGGTCTCGATTGCGCTGACAACTTGGCTCGGAAGTACTTCTGTCATCTGCCCCTCTGCAAAATGGAATTTCCCTCTACATTAGCAGAATCCTCAATTTCCGATTGCTGCCCAATTCAATCGGTGCTGACCCGCTTTGACCCTTTTCCTCATGTGAGGCGCCGCGCCAATAGGTGACCTATTTCATATCATCTCGGAAAGAACGATGACGTGCGCAACTTCGGCAGCACAGGGCCACGTATCAATATGGCCCAGCGCACCATCGCGCACCAGCACGGTGTTGCCGGGTGCCGGGGTGAGGGATGGGTTTACCCAGTGAACACGCCCATCAATGCGGACGGCATATGCTCCATCGACCTGCGGCGCGGCCCAACCGAACGGAAATTTCTCGATGATGACGTGCGATGCCGTGCCACGCCCAAGCAACGGCGCACCCAAATTTGGAAGTTTTGTGCTGCCGTCGCTGCCTCGAGCTTCGTCGAGAAGGGCGACAAGATTGTCCTGGCTGATGTTCAGGAAGTCGCCTAGGCGCAGATAGAATTGCTGGCGCGGAATGCCGCCCTTGAGCCAGGTATTGAAGGCTTGCTGTGACCAGCCGAATTCGCGCGCAACTTCGCGCTCCGATTTGCCGCGGCGCTTTATCTCTGCGTCGAGCATTTGAGAAAACCTGGACAAAGAGCTGCTCCATACGGTAATTCTACGCAATCTAACCATCTTGACAAAATTGTCAAATTGTATTAGTGTCAGCCATATTCGATGCGATCTGCGGCGTGCAAGCGCGTAGTTGGCGTCGATAGGCGAGCCGACCTTCAGATAGTCGGGTGGCATACAGGCATTTCCCGATCTTCCGCATGTTGACCAATTTGCAAGTTTACAGCACATTTTAGCAAGTCGAACCGCTCAGGCGGCCAGACCAGAACTCGCAGGAGCGGGTTCGGCCCTTATGGGCAAACAGCAGCGACAGGCTGCCGGCAGCGTCTCCGGGAGATGCGGCGTCACGGACGTCGGACAACTTTCAACCCGAGCATGGCGACTCGGCTCTCAAAAAATCCGGACAATTCATTTTGCGTGTGGATTCCATGCGCGATAGAGGAGGCATTTTGATCACAATGAACTCTGCGAATGACAATGAACGCGACCTTTTGATGGGTGCAAGCGCTATAGCCGATTTCCTCGGCATTACGCGCCGTCAAGCCTATCGCCTCATCTATGACGGCATAGTTCCATCGTTCAAGCTCGGCGGCACGGTTGCTGCCCGCCGGTCATCATTGCGGTCGTGGATGAATGCGGCAGAATCGCGCGTCACCGTTTGATCCCTCCAGAATCTTAGGTGTCTGATCGTGCCACTGCGTGCGAGCGCCTGGCTATCACCCTGAGGCAACCCAAAACGTCCATCAAAACCGGCCTGCCCACGCCGGCGAGAGGAGATAAATGATCAAGAACCTATCGGCAATCGACTGGGATGAGTTCGACAATGGAAATGAAATATTCCGATCCATCTCTGCTCATCTGACGGCGCACGCCTCGCAAGGGGAACCGCGGCATAAGTATTGGAAAATGCCTGGCTGGATTGGCAGTGGCGATCTGACGGCCATATTCGGCCCGAGCGAGGCCGGAAAATCGGTGTTCTCGGTAGACCTTGCCTGCCGCCTCGCCGCCGGCTGGGACTTTGGTGAGCGCAAAGACGGACCACGACACAACGTTTTGTACATCGCTGCTGAGCGTGGCGATCAGGTCAAGCGCCGCGTCGACGCCTTTGCGAAGCATCACGGCGGCGAACCTTTCAGAAACTTGTTGATTTATGACGGCCCGATCGACCTCTGCGAGGAGAATTTCCTGCGCGCCGTGATAAGGGCAGCCTCTTACCACTTTCCTGATGAGTACGGCGCGGAAGTAGTGATCATCGATACGCTAGCTGCGGCAATGAGCGCGTCGGATAGCAATCCCGACGCGATGCACAAGGCGGTAAACAGCCTCACCGATGCTGTCCGTCACGGCAACCCTGAATGCCAGTGTTCGATCGTTGTTGTGCATCACACTCCAATTAGCGGCGAAGCGCGTATGCGCGGCGCGGGCCAACTCCAGGGAGCTGCCGATATGACGATTCACGTAACTCGCAAGCGGGACGTATCAGTCGCAAAAGTAGCAAAGAACAACGAGAGCCCGCATCGACCGACTCGCACTTATAGGATGGAGACTGTTAGCCTTGGTCGAGCTTACCCGGACGAACCCGAAACGACGGCGCCTGTCTTGGTAGAAGAAGCCGCCGTGACAAGTGTCACAGATGAGCGTGACATGTCACGCACCAGAGGCCACGCAAAGGCGATGGAAACACTGCGCCAGGCGATCACGGCCAACGACAACAAGCCGGTGACATTGAGTCAATGGAGATACGTGGTTTATCAGGCCGCCGAAGGGATCTCGGAAGCCGGAAAACGCAAACGCTTCGAGCGGGACAGAAGGATTTTGGGGTCGAGCGTCACCGTAACAGACGGACTGTTTAGCGTGACAGAACGTGACGCTGCGTGACGTTTGTCACGGGTTAGAATCTTGTCACAACACGGGCGTCAACGTGACAGTAAAGCGTGACAATACCAACCCCTTTAGGGGGTTGGTTGTCTCGCGTTGTCACGGTGTCACGCCCCGCAGTGATGGCGGACTAGAGTTTGGGAGACTAAATGATCAGATCGAGAGTTCAGAATATTGGTGGGCCATTCCCAGGTGTCGGGGCGGCGCCGGAAATGATACGCGACAAGGTGCTACCGGCAGATGGTAGGGCAGCATTCGAGAAGCTAAACGACGCAGTGTCGACCAGCGGTGTCCTAATAAATTTTAGACCATTCGTACCTGCGAACGACAACCGTAATCAAAAGGCGGATGCGGCTTGAAACATCGCGACTTCTCCGAGCTAGCCACGCTGTTGGCCGATCGCATTGCAACACCGGCCAAGACAGCCAAGCCGACTGTAGTCAAGGTCCGTCAGCCGGCCAACGACAACAAGCCGGCACCGGATGTTCTCGCTTGGCCTGCACTTGAGCGTCTCGCTTACCGCGGAGAAAAAGTGCGTCTTTTTGCTCTCCGACATTGGCGCGACCTTTGCTTCCCCGGAAAGATTGTCGTGGAGGATGGTGAAACGTACGAGCCTGAGGCGGTGATCGAACTGCGCCCCTCAGAGGCAGAATTAATGGCTGCGATCGGCCGCAAGGTTATTGGACGCGAACGTTGGGATCATACCGGTGAAGTTGTGAATGTTTATGAGGAGGCGCCGTCTCCGACGATCGTATATCGCACCAATCGAAATAACTCTCTTGAGGCTGAGGTTGGCAAGTTGCGATTTCGGGACGGTGAACTGCGGCAATGGGGCGAAACCAAGAAGGGCAAGCCATTGCGACCGGTCGAGCGTGCGCGTGGCGCCAGGGGCGGTGATGGGAATCCTCCGAGGTCTGAAAATGCTGTTTGGAGTTATCTCAGGCTTAAAGGCACCATTTCGCCGCTGAGCGCTACGCCGTATTCAAAACCGTTATCTGGTGAGCGGGCCATCCGTGAATATTACAATCCCTCTCCGGAAGTATCTCAGGCGCGTAGAATCCTGCAGGATCTAGGGATTGACGGCAGCGTACCATTTGAGGAACTGCCGTTCCCAGCAACTCGGTGCCCGGATGGGATTGTGGCGGGTCCGCAATGGGTAGGCGGCGTCAAGAAGCCGAAGCCCAATGTCTCCGAACCGGCCGGTCGTGAGCCGGATTTCGTCAGACACGTCGAAACCATAGATTACGTGGACCACCTCCGCGAAAAGCTCGGCAAGCATGCAAAGATACTTGATATGGCGATAACCGACGCACCAGCTGCCGAGATTGGTGCCGCAATGGGATTCGCACCTGCCTACGCCGCGAAACGGGGAGCGACGATAATCGATGGGGCGATCGACAAGCTCATCGAGATCGATGATACGGCGAGGGGAAATTTCGAAGATAAATCTGAAAAAATTGCGGCCTGACGTCCAGTCGGGCTAGGGCTCGCGCCGTATATGAATGAAAGGGTTTAATACCCGGCGACCGCCTTGCGCGGTCGTTTTCGTTTGAGGCGCCATCAGACGCGGACGCATCCAGCTCGCGAGTTCGACGGGACTGCCTCGATCCTATGTCCCACCCATGACCGTCTGGCCCTTCGTCTGCACCGGGTATCGTACCGATGCAGATGCGGTGGTTATGTCTAGCTCCTGAAAAGACAGGACAACGCTGCGGACGCGCTTCGTTGGTGGTCAATTGCTTGGCGCTTTCTCCTCGGCGACGGGCGATCCATGCGGCTGCTCCACTGCTATGCGGTGTTGAGCGGCCGCTTTCGGTTTATAAAGACTCGAATTATTGCGAACCGCTCCTCGGCTTTGCCATTTTATGACTCGCAGAGAATATTTTCGATAATCAGAGTCTCTAATTTTTTGAATTTGTTTCAGAGTCTAATATTTTCAGAAATTCAATTTGACGACTCCGTCATTTAGACCCATATATGACTAGTCGGATGACGGAACGCGACTTGGCTAACGCCATGCCGGATTTCGACTCGAGGCGAAAGCCTCTCTTGGCTTTATAGCCAGGTGGCGGTGGGTAACACCAAGAATAATAAAAAAGGTCGTGCGACAGCGCGGCCTTTTTTATTTCCTGATGAATGAATTGGACGGAGCAAAGTCGCGATCCCCGTCCAATGAACCACTCCTCTTTGGCATAAGATGATGCCTAATAACGTGGTGGCGGTGGGTGTGGGATTTGAACCCACGGACCTCGCGAAAGGTCGCCGAATTTTGAGGTCGGTGCATTAAACCGCTCTGCCAACCCACCGTGAACAATAGTTGGCAGTTGCGTTTGAATTTTGCAACGATGAATTTTACACAAAATTAAGTGGCTGACCTATTGCGGTGTCTTTGTCCACCGTTTGTTCCTTTGGCATTACTTCATCGTGGTAGAGCAGCATGGACGTCTTCACAGCTAAGCGCTTGTTCTCTTACGATCCATCGACGGGAATTCTTACTTGGCGTGTTGATAACGGTAGATCTGTCCGCGCTGGCGATCGCGCTGGCTGTCTTGACGTAAGCACTGGATACCGCAAGGTTCGGTATCGTGGAACAGCGTACCCTGAACACCGCATTTCGTGGATGGTATTCTACGGCGAAGACGCTCCTGAGCAGATAGATCATATCAATAGAACGAGAGACGACAATCGTATCTCAAATTTACGGGCCGCGACGTCGACCGAAAATAGTTTCAATAAATCGGTTTGTAGCAACAACTCATCTGGTGTTGCTGGCGTCTATTGGAGCGCCGAGCACGGCAAGTGGAAGGCTCAGATTTCTGTACGTGGAAAGCGCCATTTTCTCGGTCTCCATGACACACTAGAAGCAGCAAAGGCGGCGCGACAGGACGCAGAGATTGCGCATTTCGGCGCATTCAGACCTGCAAACCAGAATGAACGTTACGACGTCGCGGTCTGACGCGCGCTCCGATGAAGCTGCGCTTTATCGCCGCCTCTACAAGAGCGCACGTTGGCGCGCCTTGCGGCATGCGCAGCTGTCCATGCAGCCGCTATGTGAGTGGTGCTTAGAGCGTGAAGAGATCACGGCTGCGACTGAGGTCCACCACGCCACGCCACACAGAGGCGATGAGGCAGTGTTTTGGGCTGGTCCATTCGTATCAACATGCAAGCCATGTCACTCATCGCGAGGCCAACTTGAGGACCATGGGAAGGTTGTAGTGCGATATGGCGCCGATGGATGGCCGGTATGATCGGTGTTGCACACAGGCAACAGGCGGGAGGGGTGCCCATGATCTCTCAGGCCGTGCCGACAGGGGACCGGCGGGGGCCATTCGTACAGATTTTTTCGATTGAAAAGTTGAGGTTGGCGCATGGCTAGGCCGAGGACGCCGAAGGCCAAAGCCGAAATAACAGGCTACGCCGACAAGCAAAAAACCAAATTTGATAGCCGCAACGAACCAACCATCGACGAGAGCGTCGGCGAGCCGTTCGAGTGGTTGAGTGAACACGCGCAAAAGGCATGGCGCGAAATTGCATCTGAAGTGCCTTGGCTCAATTGGAGCCACCGCGGGCACCTGGCTATCGCCGCAAACATTCGCGGCAGGATGATGAAGGGCGATGATGTTGGCGTGCAAGCCATGAACCTTCTTCGCCAGTGCTACGGGCAAATGGGCGCGACGCCGGCCGATGCCAGCAAGGCTGGAGCTAAACCGGATGGCGAAAAGAAAGACCCGGCTGACGAGTTCTTCGACTAACATCGACCTGCCTGCCAATTTCAATCCACCGTATCCGGTAGGTCCAGTCGACGAGTATGCAGAGGCTGTAATCAAAGGCGAGATTGTCGCCGGCCCGCATGTGCGGAACGCTTGCCGACGACATCGTGATGACCGACTAAACGGTCCTGCTCGCGGTATTCATTGGGACCCTGAGGCGGCTGACCGGGTTCTGCGGTTCTTCCCGGCTGTGCTGCGTTTAAATGGTGGCCAGTTCGAAGGGCGGCCATTCCACCCTCATATTTCGCAGCAGTTTAAGATTGGCTCTATCTTCGGCTGGAAGCGTGTAGAATCGGATGGCGCAATCCTGCGACGCTTTCGACGCGCTTACATCGAGGAAGGTAAGGGCAACGGCAAGTCGCCTCTTGCTGCCGGTATCGGGCATTACTGCCTGACATCTGATGGTGAGGCGGCTGCTGAAATCTATGCTGCAGCGGCAAACAAGGATCAGGCATTCGTTCTGTTCCGCGATGCCGTGGCGATGTATGAGCAGTCGCCGGCGTTGAAGTCGAAGCTGACACCATCTGGTGGCAATCCTGTATGGAATCTGTCGTATCTCAAGAAGCGGTCGTTTTTTCGGCCGATCTCGCGCGAAGGTGCTCATAGCGGCCCTCGTCCTTACATTGCGCTCTGTGACGAGATCCATGAACATCCTGATGGCAAGGTCATTGAGATGCTTGAGCGCGGCTTCAAGTTTCGTCGCCAGCCGCTCCTGTTCATGATCACGAACTCCGGTTCGGACAGAAACAGCATTTGCTGGGATGAACACCAGCACGCAGTCAAGGTTGCGGCCGGAACGCAGACGCCAGATGACGATTTCACCTATGTTGGCGAAGTTGTCGATGACACGACGTTCTCATATGTTTGCGCGCTCGACAAGGACGATGACCCATTCACAGATCCGACCTGCTGGCAAAAGGCAAATCCGCTTTTCGGTATCACGCTAAAGCATGACTACCTGGCCGGCGTGGTTAATCAGGCGAAAGACATTCCTTCCAAGCGTAACGGAATTCTTCGCCTGCATTTCTGCGTTTGGACAGAGGCTGACACGGCATGGATACCACGACCATTGCTTGAAAAAGTGATGGTCGATTTCGATCCTTACGTCGAGCACAAAGGCAAACAGATAGCAGCAGCTGGCCTGGACTTGTCCGGCGCAAAGGATTTGACTGCGGCGGCTTTTGCGATCGAGACCGGGACGAAGCGTATCAAGCGCGAGGACGGCACTGAGGCGGATTTGCCGACTTACGACCTGTGGATCGAGGCGTGGACACCGCGCGACACGATGGATGAGCGGTCCAAGCAAGACCATGTGCCATATCGGCTATGGCTTGAGCAGGGATATATCAACGCACCAGAAGGCGCGCGTATCCGTTATGACCATGTCGCGGCTATGTTTGCGCGCCTGAACACTGAGCACGGCATTGCGGTCCTGGCGTATGACAAATACGCATTCGACAAATTCGAGCAAGAGCTCGATGAATATGGCGTCAATATCAAGACGGTCGCGCACCCGCAGGGCGGCAAGAAGCGCGCAAAGCCGGATGAAGAGAAGGTGCGGGCTGCAAAGGATGCAGGCCTAGATCCTCCTCTTGGTCTATGGATGCCAGGCAGTGTTGCTGCGCTTGAGACGCTTATTCTCGAGGAGCGCATTCGATTGCGGCGCTCGCCAGTGCTTTTGGGCGCCTTGATGGGCGTAGCGATCGAAACTGATCCGCTCATGGGTAATCAGTGGTTTTCGAAAAAGAAATCTACGGTTCGCATCGACCCGGCCGTTGCTTCGGCGATGGCGGTTGGTACTGCATTGGATGGATTTGTCGAAATCAAAACCGCAACCTCCCCATGGGAAGATCCTGAATTTCAGCTGGCAACGCTCTAGCGGCGGCAAGGTTATTTGATGTTTGGACTTACGACGAAGCGCGCCGCGGCAAGGCATGCCGCGCAGGCGGCTGCTGAAACACGCGCCAGCCTGGAAAATCCAAGCGTGCCGCTTTCGGATGTCGGCGCTTGGCGATCGATGTTTGAGACATGGAATGCCGCGAGCGGCGTGCCGGTGACCGTTGAAACGGCGCTCGGCGTGCCGGCTGTGTGGTGCGCCGTCAATTTCCTTGCTGGCACGCTGGCGTCGCTTCCCCTCGAGCTGTTCGTCAAGAGCGCATCTGGGCGTGAGGCCGTTGAAGGAAATCCGCTGTACGCAATTCTGCAGGATGCCATCAATCCAGAGTGGACATCTTTCGCATGGCGCAAGTATTCCATGGTCAATATTCTGACCTTGGGTCGGGCGTTTACGTTCATTGAGCGCAACAAGGCTGGCAGGATTACCAATCTATGGCCGCTCAATCCACTGTGCGTCACCATCGAGCGCCGAAGCGGGAGGAAGTTCTATATCTACGATGAGGGCGGGCGCCGGATAGAGTATCAGGCATCCGAAATTATCGATGTGCCGTTCATGCTGGACGCCGATGGGCTTGGCCATGTGGCACCTATTCAGCGTTTGGCAAAAGCGGTTGGCCTGGCTATCGCGCTGGAATCGTATGCAGAGAAGTTCTTCCTGAATGGCGGCGTTCCGCCACTGGCTCTGTATGGTCCTGTTGGCTCGCCTGCAGCTGCATCAAGGGCGGCGACAGACGTAACTAAGGCGGTGCGAGATGCCAACGCCGAACGCCGTAACGTCTTGATCATGCCGTCAGGGCATGAGTTGAAGCCAGTTGGTATCGATCCTGACAAATCCCAGATGGAGGCGGCACGCCGCTTCCAGATTGAGGAAATCGCCAGGATTTTCGATCTGCCACCTGTATTTCTCCAGGATCTCACGCACGGAACGTTTTCCAACACTGAGCAGCAGGATCTTCACTTTGTGAAGCACACGCTGATGCAGTGGCTGACGGCGTGGGAGCAGGAGCTCAATCTCAAGCTATTCACGGCTCGGAATACAAAGAATTTCGTTGCCTTCAATCAGGACGGTCTTCTGCGTGGTGACTTCACTACCCGCATGAATGGCTACGCTACTGCGATCCAGAACGCCATCAACACACCGGATGAGGTGCGCTCGATGGAGAACTGGCCAACGCATGGCGGCGACGCTGCGAAACTTCATATCCAGGGCGCAACCGTTCCGCTGGGAAAGCAGCCGATGCAGGGCACCAAGCCGGCGCCAGCTTCCGCAAACGACAACAAGCAGACCGACGAGGCGAAGGCCGCATGAGCAAGATTGAAAAGCGCAGCCATATCGCTGCTGTTGAGACGCGCGCCGACGACGGCAAGCGCACGCTTGTCGGCTACGCCGCTGTATTCGAGCGGCTGGCTGATATCGGCGGCTGGTTTCAGGAGCAGATAGCGCCAGGCGCGTTTACCGATGCCATCAAAGGCGACGTTCGCGCGCTCGTCGACCACGATTCCGGTCGCGTGATTGGCCGCACCAAGAGCGGCACGCTGCGTCTACAGGAGGACGGCAAGGGTCTTCGCGTTGAGATTGACGTGCCTGATACTACGGACGGCAATGACCTTTGGGTTCTGGTCGAGCGCGGCGATATCAGCGGCATGTCCTTCGGCTTCTGCGTCACCAAAGAGACGTGGGACGAAACCGGCGACGTGCCGACGCGAACAATCCAGGCGCTAGAGCTCCTAGAGGTTTCGGCTGTTGCCTTCCCGGCCTACGACGATACTACGATTGGTGTTCGATCGCTTGAAGAGTGGCGCTCTGCCCATAAGGTCGCGCCAGAGCCAATTCCAGATCCGGCGGCAGCGCCGGTAACCAGAGCCGCCGCTACAAAGACGCGGCTCAAAATGGACCTTGACCTAAAGGTCCGCAGCACGCGCTGACCGGCGCTGCCACCCACCAAAACCACCACAGCACGAGCCTCGCACCGCGGGGCTTTTTGTATTGGAGACTACATTTGTCCAAAATTTCTGAACTGCGCGAAAAGCAGCTGAAGATCGTTGCTGATGCCCGCGCACTGCGTGACGAAATCACCGACGACACCACGGAAGCGCGCGTTGCTGAAATCGATGCCGCCCACGACAAGGCGATGGCTGAATATGACCGCATCGGTGAGCGCATTGCTCGCGAAGAGGCGCTCGAAGCCCGTCAGGCAGAACTCGACGCCGTAGAGGGTGACCGTCGCCCGCTTGGTGAGAATCGCGCTGCAAAGCCTGGTGGTTCTGATGGTCGGTCCGCTGATGAACGGCAAGTGGAGGCGTTCAACTGCTACCTGCGTCACGGTGTCGAAGGCCTTAGCCCGGAACAGCGCCAGACGATTCGCGAGATGCGCGCTGGCCGCGAACTCCGCGCCGGCCCACAGGCCACTTCGCCCGGTGCCGATGGCGGTTACCTCGTGCCGCAGGGCTTCATGGCTGAACTGGTGAGGAGCCTCAAGGCTTGGGGTCCGATGCTTGACCCGGGCGTAACGCGGTTCCTGAACACGGCCGCGGGCAACACAATTCCATGGCCGACGATGGACGACACGTCCAATACCGGCGCGCTGATCGCCGAGAATGCCCAAGTTTCTCTTGCCGAAATGGCTTTCGGTACGAAGATGCTCGAGGCGTACAAGTACACCTCCGGCGTCGTCCTGGTCTCCAGCGAACTCCTGCAGGATTCCGCTCTTGACGTCGAGGCCATCGTTCGCGATGCAATGGCCGAGCGCATTGGCCGTATCGCCAACCTGCATCTGACGACCGGCGACGGCTCGGCCAAGCCGCATGGCATCGTTGCTGCCGCAGGCGCCGGCGCGACGGCCGCAAGCGCAACCGCAATTTCGTTCGATGACATCATCGAGCTCTATCACAGCGTCGATCCGGCATACCGCGCCGATCCGTCGTGCCGGTTCATGTTCAATGATGGCACGCTGAAGGCACTACGCAAGCTGAAGGACGGTGAGGGCGAGTACATCTGGCAGCCAGCGAACGTTTCCTTGGGCCAGCCGGACACGATTCTCAATCAGCCGTATTCGATCAACCAGGCAATGGCCTCGATCGCAACTGGCAACAAGACAATCGCCTTTGGCGCGTTCAATCGCTACGTCGTTCGCCGCGTCAACGAGTTCTCTATCCGCCGCCTCGTCGAGCGCTATGCTGACTACGACCAGACCGGCTTTATCGGCTTCACTCGCCTCGACGGTGAGCTGCTCGATGCCGCAGCCGTCAAGGTTCTCACCCAGGCATAATGGAATTGGGCGGCTTCGGCCGCCCTTTCTCTTGATGGAGGCGCCTATGCGCATACGCCTTTTGCAGGCGCTATCTGGCGTCATGAAGCATTACGAAGCTGGCCGTGAGGTCGAGTGGGAAGATGCAGACGCGCTGCGACTTATTTCGCGCGGCGCTGCCGAGCGCATTGATGACATTCCGGAAGCCACGGCTCCAATTCGCCGCGGCAAAAAGGCGGCCGCATGACGGATTGGTCTCGACTGACTCGCCTTGAACCGCCGGAAGTCCCGCCGCTCGACCTCAGCGCCGCAAAGCAGCACCTTCGAATTTACCACGACGACGAAGACGAGCATATCCAGCTGTTGTTGGACGCCGTCATCGCGTTCGTTGAGGGGCCGAATGGAATTGGCTTAGCGCTGACGCCTCAGAAGTGGCGCCTGTCACTCGATAGCTTCTATTCGCGTAACCTGATAAACGGCTTCAGTCCGGCATACGGATACGGAGCCGCATACCTTGACGTTGGAGCCATCTATAGCGCGATTTCGATCCCGCTTGGGCCGACAACATCGGTTGAGCAAGTTCAATACACGGACGACAAGGGCGATAGTCATGTCGTTCCGGCCTCAGACTACATTGTCGATGTCGAATCGTCTCCTGCTCGGATTTCGCCAGTTTATGGCGGCATGTGGCCCATCACGATCAACTATCCAGGCGCTGTGAAAGTCGATTTCACCGCTGGTTTCAGCGAGACGCCGGCAGATTTGAAGGCGGCATTGCTATTGCTGCTCGGACACTGGTTCGAAAATCGCGAAAACGTGGTTGCTGGCGAGCGCGCCGTGGCCGTCGAGGTTCCGTTCACGGTCGACACCATTCTTAACAAATATCGCATCGGCAGATTTGCCTGATGCAAGGAGGCTCTTATGCCCGCAGGTGAATATTCAGCGAACGTCCACTTCAAGGGGCCAGACGAGCTCGTGATTGATGTGGGCGGCAAGCTTACGATCATCAATGGCGCCACTGTCACCGGACTTGATTCGGTGGTTACTGCTGCCATCAAGAACAAGGCGCAGATTGCGGCTCTCACGCCGTCGTCTACAGCTGCCGACATCGTCGCCGCTCTGAAGGCCTGATCTATATGGCAGACCTTTCGATCACACCGGCCAATGTCGTTGCCGGCTCCAATGCCACGCGCGATATTGGCACCGCAGGCGCCACGATCACGGCTGGGCAGGCGGTTTTTCTCGATAGCGCCACGAACAAATGGGCGCTTTCGGACAATAACGGCACTGGCACTCGACAGGTGAAGGGCATTGCCCTGAACGGCGCTAGCCTCAACCAGCCGCTCTCTGTTCTGAAGGATGGTGACGTCACGATCGGCGCCACACTCGTTCCTGGCACGGCATACTATCTGTCAGCAACGCCTGGCGGCATTTGTCCGGTAGCGGACCTTGCGACGGGTATGGATTCCGTATTGATCGGCCTCGCAAAGAGCGCGAGCGTTCTGGCGGTCGAGATTCAGGATTCGGGCGTCACGCTCTGATGTGGGTACGGTTTACGGCCCATTTTCATTGGCATGTCACGCCGGCCGTAACCGTCGCCTATAAACCAGATGGCGGACCATTCAAGGATGGTCGCTATCTGGTGACACATGCCTGCGCCAAGGCGGCAGGCGACAAGGCGCTGAAGTGTAAGCGACCGGATGGACTTGGGAGGCTGAGATAAATGGCACCAACCAAGCCTGGCATTCCAAGATTGCGCGAGAAACTGCATTTTCAGCGCCGTGAAATCATCGACGATGGCTACGGCAATGAGGTGTCAGGTGATTTCGCAACGGTGTTCACAGCCGCTGCCGAACTTATTCCGCTGACTGGCAGTGAACCCGTCATCGCGGCGCGCCTCACAGGCGTTCAGCCTTACATCATTCGGATTCGCAGCCACGTTGCAGCCCGTCAGGTTGCGACATCATGGCGAGCGGTCGACGCAAGGAACGGATCTCGCGTCTTCAACATCACGTCGGCCGCGAACATCGACGAGAAGAACGCCTACATCGACATGATGGCAACGCAAGGGGTCGCCACCTGATGGCGCTCAAGGCCACGATTATCGGGCGCGAGAGGCTTTCGCAACGCATCAACCAAATGGCACCTAACGTTGAGCGCTATTCGGCTAAAGCCAAGATGGCAGCCGGTACGGAACTCGCCGAGGCGATCCGGCAACTCGCGCCGCGTGGCGCAACGCTGGAATATGCTGAAAGCATCGACGCGGATCTTCTGGCTAGCCGGCCTGCGAAAGAGCAGATCGGCACGAGAAAGACAAAAGATCCATCTGCCGTTGGTGTTTTTGCCGAATTCATCTGGCGATTTCTCGAGTTCGGAACGGCGCCACACAGTACCGCGAAGGGAGGCGGCACGGTTGCGGGACAGAAACAAGCCGCAAGTGGCGGTGGTCATATGCATCCCGGCACATCAGCGCAGCCGCATATTTTCCCGACATATAGGGCCATGAAGCCGCGGATCAGGCGAAAAATTATGGCTGCCGTAAGCAGAGGCGTGAGGGAGGCTATGAAAAAGTAATGGCCAGCCCCGAACTCGAGCTTCAAGGCGCCATTGTCACGCGATTGAAGGCGGACAGCGCCGTAATGGTGCAGGCGAACGGCATATATGACCAGCCGCCCGACAACGCTTTTGCGACGCCAAAAGAGGGGTATGTAACCATTGGTGAAGCCCAAACGCTGCGCGACGATGCATCCTGTATCAGCGGTGGGACATTGTTTTTGACCCTTCACGCATGGTCTAGGAAAGTCGGTTTCCCAGCTGTGAAGCAGCTGGCAGACGCAGTAGTCGAGAGCCTTCATCTCGCGCCTATCTCGCTTCCAACCAATCGGCTCATTTCCATCATGCACCGTCAGACTCGGGTCTTTCGTGATCCTGATGGCCTCACCAGCCACGCCGCAATTGATTTCGTGGCGCGCACAGAAAAGCCGATCGCCTAAGCGCCGGCACCACCAAAACCACCACCACATCGGAGACATAAATGGCAGATGGCCAGCAGCTTGGCCGCCTGTTGCTGATTAAGATCGGCGACGGCGCAGATCCGGAAGTATTCACCAATCTCTGCGGTCTAAAGACGCGCAGTTTCAATATGTCGGCCAATGAAGTCGACACCACCATTCCATCTTGCACCAACCCTGGCGGACCAGTGCAGAAGACCAGCCGTCCTGGCATTGCGAACCGCACGTTCACCGGTTCTGGCAACTTCGTGTCGAGCTCGGCGTCCGACGTGTTCATGAACCATGTGCGCGCCAGCGAAGCTTTTAATGCCCAGGTCATCGTTCCCGGCGACGGCACCTATACCGGCTCTTGGATGGTCACGGACTTCTCGTTCAGCGGCGACGTTGAGCCGAATATGGAATTCAGCGCGACTTTTGTTGCGGCTGACGTCCTCACCTTCACCCCTGAAGCATAAACCAGACAAGCGAGGAGATAGTCGTGGCTGCTGAAAAAAAGACCAAAATCTTCCCCTTGCCGGTCAATGAGGCGAGGGGCGAAGTGCCGCTGTGGATTGGCGATATTCCGCTTGTCCTTGCCGCCGAAATGGAGCGCTTGGCTGGCCTGTCGAGCCGACTGCAGTGCAAGTCGCTGAACGAATTGTTCCAGCGCCTCACAAGCGTCGAACTGTCTGCCACGCTCGCCGGCGTCGAATTTCTCGCCGTTCGGGGTGATGTCAAGGATGCTCTGTCGAAACTGCGCCTTAAGCACTTTGCAGATTGCGGTGTGGCATTTTCGGCTGTCCTCGCACATCACTTTGATGGTGACGAGGGAAACGAAGAAGCCGTCGAGAAAAAGACGGCGGAATAGACGATACCTTTCCTTGGCGCCAATGGATGCGCACGGGGATTGGCGGCCTTGGATGGCGGCCCGCTGATTTTTGGGCCGCCACGCTGACTGAATTTTTCGAGGCGATCCGCGGCTACAATGACGCAAATGGCGCCGAGGAAGAGGCAAGCGCGCCGACCGACAACGAGATGGCAGGCCTTTTAGCCAAGTACGGCAACTAACCGCCGATGCGCTTTCAATCATCGACATTTTCATCAAGGCTCGCTCATGCGGGCCTTTATTTTTAGGGTGCGCGCTTCGTGGCTGACGATTCTGAAGACCTAATTATTTCGATCAGCACGGACGTTGCGACGCTTCGCCGATCGAATAAGAAGCTCGAAGCTGCGATGGGCGAGACGCTCAAGAAGATTGAGCAGCTGACTGCCGGCACCAGCGCAAAAATGGACGCCACGTTCGCCAACGGCGCGAACAAGATGGCTGCATCCATGCGCAAGGTTGAAGTAGCTTCGCGCGATGCCGGTCGGGCAGGTCTTGGCGTTTCGGTAGCGTTCGCCAAGTTTTTCGCAATTCTCGGGACGGCCAAAGGCTTTCAGGATCTCGCTGACAGCTCAACCCGCATGACGAATGCTTTGAAGGTCGCTGGCCTTCAGGGTGCCGAGCTGCAATCGACGCTTGGCAAGCTCTACGATTCTGCACTACGAAACCACGCGCCAGTAGAGGCGCTCACGACCCTTTACGGTAGAGCGGCACTGCAGCAGAAGGAGCTTGGCGCTTCAAGCAGCCAGCTTATCACCTTTACGGACACGGTTGGCAAGGCCCTTCGTGTATCCGGCACCAGCGCAGAGGAGGCGCAGGGCTCGCTTCTGCAGTTGTCGCAGGCTCTCGGGTCCGGCACTGTCCACGCAGAAGAGTTCAATTCCATCCTTGAAGGCATGCCAGCCCTTGCGCAGGCTGCCGCCAAAGGGATCAAGCAGGCCAATGGCTCCGTTGCTGAGCTGAAGACGCTCGTCAACAACCAGCAGCTTTCGAGCCGGGCACTATTCGACGGCATTATTGCCGGCGCTTCCGATCTCGACAACAAACTGCAAGGCACTGGTACGACAATCGGCCAAGCCTTCACAGACCTGCAGACATCGCTGACCAAGGCGGCCGGGAAGTTTGATGACGTAACCGGCGCCAGTAAGGCGACGGTTGAGGTGATTGAGAAGGTTGTCACAACCCTCAATGGCCTCGATATCGTTAAGATTGCCAATGACATTCAGTCGGTCATTAACAAGCTCAATGAATTTGGCAATGCCTACGATAACCTCCTGAAGCAGGCCGGCAGCGGCCCGACGCTCAAAGAGCGCGTGGACGCGCTGGTGAAACCGTTCACTGGCGGCCAGCCTCTTATTGATCTTGGCCCGGCCTTTTCGAGCGATTCGATTGACGTCGAAAAGCTTGGCCGAGAGCGCGCAGCTCGCCAGTCGCAGACGGACGCTGATAAGCTAAAGGCTCTGCAGGAACAGTATGATGCAGCTGTAAAGTTGCAGAAGGCCATTGGCCTTCCCGTCAACAACGATGCAAATCTAGAACTGCTCCGACAGATGGATGAGATCCGCGACAGGATCAACTCCGCAAAGGATGCCCTGATTTCGTTCAAGCGCGAAGGCGAGCGGCAGGGGCCGCCTGACCTAAGGCGCTTTCAGAAGTCTGATAATTTCAAAGACGAGCTTCCGCTGCCGCAGCAGGTCGATATCACCGATCCGCGGTACGCGAACACTGCGCAAAATGCCGCGAAGGTCAAAAAGGCCTACGACGACCTTTCGAAATCTGCAAAAGATCGCAACGATCAAGTTCGACAGGAGATTTCCCTTGTCGGCAAGTCCGGCGCCGTTCTCGACGCCGCACGCACAAAATTGCAGCTCCTCCAAAAGGCGCAAGATGAGGGAATCACCGGTGACAACCTGAAGAGTATTCAGGATCTCGCTGATGCCTACGCAAAGCTCTCCCAAGAGCTCGCCGGCGTTACGCTTGTCCAGACTGCGAAGGACAAGAATCGGGACCTGCAGACCGAAATTGACCTCGTAGGCAAAACCGGGCTCGCCTATGACGCTGCGAAATATAAGCTCGACCTTCTAAACGAGGCGCGCAAAAACGGCGTCACTGGCGAGCATCTTGCGGCGCTGGAAAAAGAAGCGGACATCTACGCCAAGCAGGCAGAGGTTCTTGCTAAGGTCAAGCTCTATAAGGACTTGAGCGACCAGAATAGGCTTGCGTCATTGCCTTCCCGCGATCGCCAGATCGTGGAGACGCAGAGACAATATGGCCTCCCTGAAGACCCCAACAGCGATACCGGCCGCGACATAGGGCGTAATCTTGATCAGCAGGCGAACCGCGAGGCCGTCACCAGCTTCCTCACCGATTTCAAGGATGGCTTGGTAAAGAATGGCGAGAGCATCGGCAAGGCGTTTGGACAGGCGCTACAGAATGCGCTGATGAAGCAGGCGGATAAGCTCTGGGAGAACCTATTCAACCAGATCGCCAATGCCATTTTTGGTACAAAGAGTGCTTCGGCATCTGGGGCGACCGGCATTGCCGGCGCCGGCGCAACTGCCGCAAGTCGGCTATTGTCGCCCAATCTGATGAATGGTTCTCCGGCTTCACCGACCTCTCAGTCTGGCGTAGCAGCACAGGCCTGGAATTTCTTTGCCAACAAGGGACTGCAACCTCACCAGGTCGCAGGCATTCTTGGCAACATCAGCGCCGAGAGTGCGTTCAATCCGAAAGCTGTTGGCGACGCCGGGAAGGCGCTTGGTCTGTTCCAATGGAACGACAGGGCGCCCAGAATGCTTTCCGCCATCGGCGGCCGTGGCAACCTAGGCGACGTCAATGCCCAACTTGAGCACGCATGGTCTGAGCTGCAGGGGCCGGAAAACAGAGCCTTCCAGGCCCTGATGAAGTCCACCGATGTTCGCGGTGCTACCGCGGCATTTGCTGGTTTCGAACGTCCGCGCGGGTTTTCGTGGGCCAATCCGGAAGGCTCTGATAATTTCTCTGGGCGCCTAGATGCTGCCAATGACGCACTGTCGAAATTCGGCAACACGACAAACCAAGCCACACAGGGACTAGGAACGTTTGGCAATGGCCTCGGTCAGCTTGGCACCAGTCTAGGGAGCGGCGCCACAGGTGCCGCTGGTGGTGGAGGTGGCGGCATCTTCGGCTGGATTAGCAACCTCTTCGGCGGCGGCAGCAGCCAATTTAAGGCAGCGCAGGCTGGCTTACTTAAGCCAGGCTTGTTCGCCGATGGCGGTCATGTTGCCGGAGCCGGCACAAGCCGCAGCGACAGTATTCCGGCGTGGTTGTCCAATGGCGAGTTTGTCGTCAACGCGAATGCCACAAAGAAGCATCGAACGATGCTCGAGGCGATCAATCGTGGCTCGGTGGCGAAGTTTGCCGATGGCGGTCTTGTTACGCCGCAGCTCGTTTCTGCGCCTTCCGCTCCAACGCTTAGGCCAAGGGCGGCGACATCTGCGAACGACAACCGCAATCCTGGCATCCTGCATGTCCAAATCAGCGGCGCCAGCGGCGACGAGCATGTTCGCACGCTTGTGAAGCAGGGCGTGGGTGAGGGGCTTGCCCAATACAACACCCAGCAACGCCGTGGCGGTTTCGGTCGGCTTCAGAACCAGTACGCAAACCAGAAGGCATGATGGATGGGAAGTCTTATCAACCAGCCCACATTGGCGCTGGATTTTTTGGCGTGCCCGAAAGCCATCTATGATGTGGTTGGCGCAGGTATTGATGGTGGCCGCAACAGCGTAGGCGAAAGCCAGTCTATCGAGATGAGCGGAGGCGGTATCGTTACCGCCTCCCTTGAGGACTGCAAGATCGTCAGCCGGGAGCAGCTGCGCTACATCAACAAGCTCGGCGCGCGCTTAAATGGCGGTTTCCGCTATATTGTGGTGCCAATACCTACCGATTGGTTTGGCCCGTTTCCTATCGTCGGCAAGCTGCCGACGCCAATCATGCGAGGCATCCCGCATTCGGATGGTGCGCTTTTTTCTGATGGCTCTGGGTATAGCCAGGCGACGGTCTGGGGCAAATTCCTCGCTGATGCAGGATTAAATGCTGGGCAGGTAACCGTCCGAGTTTACGGCGCAACGCGCAATATCGATGGCGACTGGTTCTCCGTTCAGCATGCGGCCAAGGGGTGGCGTGCCTATCGAGATTGGGATTCCTTCAAGATCGGAAGCGGCACGGAAACGGTCAGCGGCGCCGATGTTGCTTACGATGACTACCAGCTTTCGATACAGCCGCCACTCCGGCAAGCCGTGTCGGCTGGTACCCGCATCGAATACGCGCGCCCGCGCTTCGTGGCGAAACTAAAACAGGGGGCGACGCTGCCCCTCACGATCGAGGCCTTCTTCGTGACGGAGCAGACGATCGAGTTTTCAGAGGCGTTCTAGCGCCACTCACAAACACATTCCGCTCAATAAGGCTCGCTCACGCGGGCCTTTTCAGTTTCTGGAGGCTCGATGGCCTGGATACCGGATTCTGTCATCGCGGCCATGCGCGGCAGTTACCAGCTTGGCATTTTCCTACGCGTCGACACAGATCCCGCTCTGCATATCTGGTTTGGCGTCAACGATATGCCCGCCAGAATGGACAGCATCGATCCTGATGGCACTGTCTACATGGGCGGCGGCCGCCTGATCGGCATTCCCTCGCTTGAGGTGCTTGTGAACGGAACCGCTGACAGCGTGGATTTCACGCTGAGCGGCATTGATCCGGCGACTGCAGCGAAAGCGATAGACAGCCTGCCGCCGGTGCGCGGTGCCGCCGTGCAAATCGGCATAATGACGCTCGATGACTACTACCAGCCGATGGGGCCGATTGTTCCCATATGGCGCGGCACGGCGTCTCATGTCAGCGAGGCCAGCGAGGCAGTAGGCAGCGAGGAGCAGCCCTCACTGACGCTTAGCCTTTCTGCCGTCACCGGCAGCGTGACCCGCTCGCGCGCCGTCCATTCGCTTTGGTCCGATGCCCAACAGAAGGCGATTTCACCAACTGACGACTTCTGCAAGCAGGTGCAACGACTGAGCCGCGGCATCGCGCCCGTTTGGCCGAACTACTGAGGCATCCATGAAATTGCGAGATTGGCTTGAGCTGCCACACCGCTTCCGGTGGGGCGGCCAGAGCGGCGATGACTGCCTTATGTTCTGCGCCTCGTGGGTCGCCCATGTGACCGGCAGCGATCCGGTCGAGCGGTTCCGCGGAACCTATTCGACAGAAGACGAGGCGAGAGAAATCTTGGCCGTCCATGGCGGCATGATTGCTCTCGTCGACGCCGTTGCGCTGCAAGCAGGAATCAAGCGGACAGACGATCCGCAAACGGGCGACATCGGCATCATTCGAGCACCATCGTGGCTCGGCGGCAAACTTACGGAGATCGGCGCCATTAAGTTCGGCCCGGTTTGGGCATGCCTCGGCCTGGCTGGCGTCGTTGGCAAGAAGGCCGAATGCCTTGCGGCGTGGTCGGTGCCGCAATGAGCATGCGCGCACAGTATGAGAACGCGACATCAGAGGAAATCTTTCGTCGCGGTTGGGAGCTGTCGCTTTATGGCAGCTCATCGCTTATGCGGCCGCCACCGGCATACGATCCAATTTTTACACCGCTTTTTACTGCGGTATTTTCCAGCCTTGGCCTGACGGTTGGCACCGGCCTCACGACTGCGGTAACGATTTCTTCAGCTATCGCCACGACAGCGCTCGCCGTTGGCATCCAGGCGCTGATGGCGCCAAAGCCACCGGACCCGGAAAGCGGCCGAGTCCCGAAGGTTCAGAGTACTCCGTTCCGCATCTGGTCTATCGGCCGCAACCGTCTTGCCGGTGCGTACATGCTCTGGGAGGCTAGCGGAGACTACCTCTATGCGGTGCAGGCGCTAGTGGGCCATCGCGTAAAGTCGATCAATCGCTATTGGCTTCACGATGATGAGGTTTTCCTCGACGCCAACGGTTACACCACCAATGACGATGATGGCCGATACGGCAACAACGTCCGCATCCTGACCCGCGTTGGTCTCTCGACCGAGACCGCTTATGCGCCGCTTGTTGCGAAGCTCGCCTCGGCAGGAGTTTGGACAAGCAATCACCGCGGAGACCAGCAGGCCTCCATAGCCATGATCGCCGAGTCGACAGCGGCGAAAAATCAGAACAAGCGCTTTCCATATGGTGCTCCGCAGCTTTCTGCGGAGGTCGATGGTGCATTGTGTTGGGATTTCAGAGATCCTGCCCAAAGTCCGACAGATCCGAACACTTGGACATGGACGCGCAACCCAGTCATCCAGCTTTGCTGGCACGAATGCTTCAATGAGTTTGGCAATCGTCGAGACTATCGATCCGCAATTCTGCCGGTCCTCGACATGTGGACTGAGGAAGCCGACATCTGCGATGAGGATATTCCTCGCGCCGCCGGCGGAACTGAGAAGCGTTACGAGTGCTCTGGATGGGACACCACCGAGAACGGTCCAAAGGTCGGCACAAACGCCATCCTTGCGGCCTGTGACGGTTGGATGTGCGAACGCGGCGACGGTGCCTTGTTGCTCACGGTCGGAAAATTCCGAGAGAGCCGCGTCGAGACACTAACCGACGCAGATCTTGTTGGGCACCAGATCCAATATGACGTGCTGTTCGAGGAGGAGTGCAATCGCCTCGTCCCGAAGTTCACGTATCCGGACACAGGCTATTCGTCCTGCGATACGGACTTTTTCGAAGACACCGCAGCGCAGCTCACAGCCGGCCGCGTCTTGTCACAGGACGGTGACTATCGCTACTGCCAGCAATGGCGGCAGGCGCGCCGCCTCGGCATACGCGATTGGCGGCGACTGCAGCAAAAGGTCAAGGGCACTCTTGATGTGCGCTTCTCCGGGCTCAACGCGATCTATAGCCGATGGGTTAGGCTGGCTACGCCTGTGCGTCTTCCGCGCCTTGATGGGAAGGTGATCGAAAATCGCCGCTCCACTCTCGCAATCACGAGAGGTGGATTCACGATGGAAATCATTCAGCATCCGGACAATATCGACGACTGGAATCCCGCGACAGACGAGGGAATGCAGCCGCCTGTGCCAAACACGCTCGGGACTGCCGAAATACCGCCTGGCATCATCAACACGGTGGAGGCTAAGGCAAACGGCGGTTCCGTCTATCTGCGCGTGCTGATTGTTGATCCTGAATCTGAAAGCCTGACTCCGGTCGTCTTCTATCGTTTGCGTGATACCGGAGGCGGTTCTCCAGGTGCGTGGATCGAGCAGCAGTTTCCAGACGTGACGCCTTCAGGCGGCTTCATAGAGCTAAACACAGGAGCCGTGCCCGTCGACGTTGATCTCGATGTGCAGGTCGGGTTCATTGGCTCAAACGGTTCATATGGGCCGAGATCGCCTACCGAGGAAGTTCACAGCACGGCAGATCCAACGCCTCCTGGTGCTGTAACTGGCGCGTCGGCGACGGGCGCAGTGGGCCAGGCTACGTTCAATTGGACGGCTCCGAATAGCGTAAATTATGTTGGCTCTCGCCTCTATTGGAACACTTCCAATAATTTCGCAACGGCAACCGCAATCAGCCCGCCAGAATACGGGCCGCCAAGTACTCCTGACAGCCGCATCGTAACAGGCATCAGTGCCGGCACGAGATACGGGTGGGTGGTTTCGCTCAACCGCTCCGGCATTGGGGGCACGCCAGTCTCCACCGGTTCGTTCGTGGTGACCTAGAAAAACAATCCGAAAAACAAAGAGATATGGCCCGCTTCGTGCGGGCTTCCTTTTTTACAGGGGAGCCTATTGGTTCAACTTGCAGCACAAATCTGGGCTGATGGTCCTTATACCGATCCGTATCAGCCGGCGAAATCTGATATCCGCGAATGGGGTACATGGGTAGAGGGTATCATCAACGCCTTCACTTCAAATGGCGGCTTGGTCTACACATCGCGCGCCGCGCTTTTTGCCGATCTAGCGCATGCCGCCCCAGCCATGGCATGGGTGCTTGGCGATCCAACCGCGGCCTATAATGGCATCTATGCAAAATCGGGTGCATCGGGCTCCGGAACATGGACGCGCGTAGGCGATTTGCCGTTCAGCTTTATAATCGCATCGGATATTGGGGCTGGAACGCCAAACGCCATTCAAGCGACGTCGTCAATCCCGATTAGCAATTCTGCATTAGTGGTCACTAATGTGTTTGAGGCGAATACCAGTTCGCCTGTAACCATAGCCTTCAATGGTGGGTCCGTCCTTACCATCAAAACCAACAGCGGCAACGATATTGTCGCCGGCGGTTTGGCGGCCGGTATGCTGCTGTTCGGAATTGTTTCAGGATCGACGTTTCGTTGTATCAATGACCAGATCTCGAGCTCGATCGTAGCTGCAGCCGAAGCGGCGCAAACAGCAGCTGCCGCCAGTGCTTCGTCCGCAGCGGCAAGTGCCGCATCGGCGGCCGCATCGGCGGCGGCCAGGATCGATAGCCGTGCATATGCCATTGCATCATATCATCCTACCACTGCACCAAGTTTTATCGTAACGGCTGGTTATGCCGCCGTGGGCGATGGCGGCGCTGCCACTTATAAGCAGGTCGGTGCGCAGCCGACGCACGGCGGCAAGTTGTCAATCACTCTGTCGGGCGGGTCGACTGTTTGGTACGAACTCGCTGAGCGGAACGTCAATGTCTTCATGTTTGGCGCAAAGGGTGACGGGGCTACGAGCGATAGCGCGGCAATTCAAGCGGCTGTTGACTATATCAAAATATTTGGCAGTCCAAACGTCAAACCACGACTTAGTTTCGGCGGCGCTCCCAACAGTGCTTTTGTGTTGACCAGCTCGATCAATATGACGCAGCTCAGAATGGTGAAATTGATCGTTGATTTCGAAGGAGCGTTGCTGATCGGAAAGACGGCCGGCAAACCAATGATCGACGCGCTTTGGTCCACCGGTATCCAGTTCATGAACGGTACGCTTTACGGCGATCCGTCTGCCGCCCCGAATATAGGCATTCAAATCGGGCGAGGTACCGCCGACATGGCCACCGGATCAGGCGAGAACAACGGACTGTTCAACGTCGACATGGTAGGGGTCTACACTGTCACAGCACTGTATAATGGATCATCGGAAATATTCCGAGCTGACAAGTGCAAATTCTGGAACAGTTCGACCACCGGCAACTGCGTGTTTATGGACGGAAACAATAGTTTCGGTGTTACGTCCCAGTTCTTCACGGTCACCCTGCCGCAAAATACGTACATAAGCTTCAACGACCAGATTTTCACAAACTGCACATTCGAGCAAATAAGTGGGGCGGCGAATACGTTCGCTATCGTTGAGTCCGGAAATGGAAACTCTCACCACTTCATCAACTGTTACGGGCAAAATGAATATGCTTCAGGCATGTTTATTTCCCCAGGAACGTGGAGTCAGTGTATCTTTGACATCCATTTCGAGGCTACACACCTCGTTTGCTGGTGCATTCTCGGCACCGCCGGTGGGAACGTTATCTTCCAAAATTGCGTGTTTAAGGAGTACTACCTATTCGCGATAGGTAATATGTTCATCACGACCGGCAATGCTTCCACTGGTGTCTTTTGGTACGGTTGCGAAGTTATCGTGAGCAACTCGCACGTCGGCATTCCGCTTTTTAACAGGAATAACGCGCAATTCCTTTACTTCACCGGAACTATTCGCGTTAGCGGCGGGACCAACCACGATTTTTCTCAGCTCTCGTCGTTCTGGGGGCAAATATATGGCGTCAATGCTCGCACGGGTGGTTTTGTTCGACCAACCTCCGGTGGCTGCCAGTATTTCAATCCGAACGATCTGGTTCCGGCGACCTACGGCACATGGGTGAATGTTCCGTAGCAGATAGCGCGCATTGCAGTTGATCCAGGAGGTGCCATTTTGGCGCCTCTTTTGCGTAGCTATGCGCGTCTTACCTTTCGAGGAAATCCAATGAAACCGAAACTGGTCCCGCGGCCGGGGCGGGCGCTTTGGCGTGCCCGTCTATCCATTGTTAACGCGAGGCGCAATTGATGTCTCCAGTGTTTCAGAACCATCTCGCGAAACAGCAAGAAGCTCTTGTGCTGATCTACCTTCAGCAACTTGAAGCGCGCGGCGCAGCTGTTTCACCGCTTCCTGATAAAGAGCTTCGCGCAGTTCTTCGACGGTTGAACGCGCGGAAGCTGTAACGCGGACCTTGACCGTAACGTGATGCGCGACCTCGTACTGGCCTGCTTTGCCGTCTGCAACGAAGCGCACTTCTCCTGTCCAAAGATCCTCACTGCTCGGCACGTTCTGGATGTTGCTGATCTGAAATGCATCTAGCCCACTTGGCATCTCGACCTCCATTGCTGTCTGCCGATCTGAGCAGCAACCAAATGGCGAGTCAACGTCATAGCTGCGCAATCTAACGGAAACTCACTATGAAATTGGTTCGCAATCCGCGTCGCGTTCTCGCGTGCAGCGAAAAGGAAAATCCATGAACACTGCGAAATTCTTCGCGGCTGTCAGCTCGTCGCTGTTCGGCGGTAGGCTGTCGCAGCCGCAGGTGGATGGCATCAACGCACTTCTTGCTGCTTCGGAAGGTTTGCCGCCCGCGCAGGTCGCTTACGTGCTCGCCACCGCCTTCCACGAAACAGCCAGGACCATGCAGCCGATCGCTGAATATGGTCACGGAAAGGGCAGGGCATATGGCAAGCCAGGTCGTAACGGCGGACAGATTCCATACGGACGCGGTTTCGTGCAGACCACTTGGGATGCGAATTACGAGCGCACCGACAAAGAACTTGGTCTAGGGGGTAGGCTGATCGCCAACTATGACCTTTTGCTTTCAGACACCGGCCTGGCTGCACAAGCGGCGGTGCGTGGAATGGTCGAAGGCTGGTATACCGGCAAAAAGCTCTCAGACTATTTTGGCGCCCGAAATGATGCTGTCAACGCTCGCCGCATTATCAATGGCACAGACAAAGCGCAGACGATCGCCGGTTATTGGTCAGCATTCTATCGCGCTCTGACATTCGCTGCGGATGCAGCAGCATGAAGCAATCAAGCCGGCGTTTTTCCAAAAGGCTTGTCGCTGCCAATGTCGCTCTGGCTTGGGCCGCGATATTCCTGGCAATCGTCTATATGCAGGCGTCTTCCGTTGTCGCCAGTGGCCTTGCCTTCATAGCGCTCATTGCCGGTGCTTATATGGGCGTTGGACATGCTGATTATCGAACGTTCGTTCGCAGCTCTCAGCAGATCGATAGCTCGGCGCCAGATGCCGGCAGCTCTGTTGCTGGTGGCGGCGACTTTCCGCTCGTCGACACTTCCTCCCAAAAATAGAAGAGCACATGATCTCCATACTCGCAAAATTGCTAGGCGGCAGCGAGTTAGCCGCGTGGGCCGTGGTTGCCCTTTTGGTCGCCGCAGTATTCGGCGGCACCTATGCAATCGCAGACCACCGCGGCTACGCACGCGCCGAGCTGAAATACGCAGCCGAGATTGCTCAGATGAAGGCCGACGCAGCCTTGGCGCGCGCCGACGAGATCGAGCGCCAGAGCGCGGCCAACAACGCCGCTAAGCAGGCGGAAGCCAAGCGCATTGCCGATATGCAGGCGGACGCCGATGCACTTCAACACCAAATAGAGGAGCTCCAGCGTGAAGCTCATCAAGACCCTGACGCTGGCAAGCCTGCTCTTGGCGCTTCCAGCGTGCAGCGCATCAACAAAATTCGTTAGCCCGCCACCGGCGCCGCAGTTGGCGAAACCTGATTCGGAACTGACCAAGGATTGCGACGCGCCGGTGAACATCGGCAACAAGGCGCTGACCCAAGAACAGACTGAAAATTTTTGGATACCAGACCGTAAAGCGCTGATCGAATGCCGCCGCCGGCATGCCGCGCTGCGTGACTTCTACGCTGATAGAGACAGCAGACTGGAAGGCAAGAAGTGACGGCAGAATGGCTTGCCTATGTTGGCCCAATAGTGGCTCTCCTTGGTCTCGTCTTGACGATATGGTGGAAAGTAGAAAGCAAGATTGAGGCTGTTCGCGATAAAGCCGAGAAGGCCGAGCGAGATCTCGCCGAGCACAAGCTTCACACCGCCGAAACCTACATCACCAAGCAGGGTCTGCGCGAGACGACAGAGCAGATCATGGGTGCGATCAATGGCGTGAAGACCGCCGTTGAGAACATGACGCTCCGCGTCGATCGCATCGTAGAGAACCAAAACAAGGCGCCGCGCACGACGCGCGCCGGATAGGACAGCCTGTGCCTGACAGACCACGATACGACACCTATTTGATCAAGGGTGACTGCTTTGATTTCTCTCTCACATATCGAGCTGCCGGCGTTGTTGTCGACCTTACAGGCTACACTGCTGAAATGGCGATTCAATACACCTATGAGCGCGGCCTTGGCCGCGTGAAGGTGAGCAACAGTCTCGTGCTGACGGGCGCGATTGTTGGCGCTGAAGGCAAGATCTCATTCCACGCCACGGCGGCGCAAACCGATGCTTTGCCAAAGATTTCGACCGCAGAATACCAGATTCGCATCACCGATCTGGACGGCTGCATCGCGACGATATTGAGCGGCACCATGGCAATTTACAAAAATCAGTTTGAGGCGACGTAATGGATCAAGTCACGGTTTTGGAAGTCGCCACCAACGTTGTCGAAGTGGCCGTCCCTGGCCCACAGGGGCCTACCGGCCAGCAAGGCCCGCAAGGTATTCAGGGACCTCCTGGCTCCAACGCTTGGTCGGCTATCACCGGGAAGCCGACGACGGTAGCGGCTTCAGGGCTTACGGATGCGGAGTCGACCACACGCAAAGGTGCAGCGAACGGCTATGCCGGATTAGATAGCTCGGGCAAGGTTCCGGCTGCGCAATTGCCGTCATACGTGGACGACGTGCTGGAATTCGCCAATCTTGCTGCATTCCCGGCAACTGGTAGCACAGGCGTTATTTACGTCGCAGACGACACGGGCAAGATTTATCGCTGGTCGGGAAGTGGGTACGTAGAAATCTCCCCGTCGCCCGGTTCCACGGATAGTGTAGCTGAAGGAACGACGAACCTCTATTTCACGGCGGCGCGCGTTCTCGCAACGGTTTTGACTGGGTTTAGCACGGCGTCTAGCACTGTGGTTACGGCGGCTGATAGTGTGTTGTCGGCACTCGGAAAGTTGCAGGCTCAGGTATCGCTGAGGGCGTTGCTGACAGCGAATACTTTTACCGGCGCACAGACGATCAATAACGCGGCGGGTCTATCCATCAAAGATGTTGTTGGAACAAATAGACTCATAAACTTCCTGTCGGGTAATCTGACGTCATGGAATATCCGCGTCACGTCAGAAGCTCAAACAGGATCTGACGCAGGCTCAAACTTAACATTTAGCGCCTATGATGATGCGGGCGTATTCAAGAAGGCGGTATTAGCTTTTAGCCGTGCGACAGGCATAGGAACATTTTCCGACACACCTGTTCACCCAACCCCGACAGCTGGCGACAACTCCACGAAAAGCGCAACAACCGCTTTCGTCGCCACGTCATTCGCCCCGCTTGCGTCTCCGGCACTTACTGGCAACCCTACCGCACCCACGGCTACGGTCGGTGATAACGACACAAGTATTGCAACAACTGCGTTCGTCCAAGGCGAGTTTAACGCTCGTCGCGGCCAATATCCGGGCACGAACACCAATAGCGCGGCGGCAGCCGGGAATATCGGTGAAAATATAAGTCAAGCGTTCAGCGCTGTCGCCGTCACCGGATCGCTTCAAAATCTGGCGTCAATTTCTCTGACGGCGGGCGATTGGGAAGTTACCGGAAATGTAATTTATAATACCGGCGCCGGGTCATCTAGTAATTTTCAATTGGCGGCCGTTAGTACAACCTCTGCAGCTCTTCCTTCCATAGGGCAATATGCTCAAAGCAATTTAACAATAGGCGCTAATAACGGATATAATCAAATTTTGCCTGTTGTTCGTATAAGTCTTGCATCGACTACTACGGTATATGCTGTCGGGCAGGCGGGCGTTTCCGGTACTGTCACTGCGACTGGGTATCTGTACGCTAAGCGCGTTCGGTAATGAATATACCGCGCAAAGTCTCGGGATGCTGACATTGAAATCGAGTGACTCACGGCCCCTGTCCTTCACCGGACAGGGGCTTTTTCTTTTGACCATCTTGACAAAATTGTTAGCGCGTTCCGACACGGAAGCTGAAAATTGCCGTTCCGCGCATCCCAACCGACTGAATGTAAACCGCAGAAATCAGATTTGAGTTCATAGAATCACGAGCATCAAGTTATGCCGGGACGCATACCCATACTGCAGCCCCCAGGGCAGAGGGACCCGGCCGATACCCTCGTTTCGGTCCGCCTTCGGCCGGGTCCTCTGAACCGCCGCCGTCGCAAAAAAAAGCCCGATGATAAGTCGGGCTAAGCTTGGTGGGAAAGTATCAAACTGTGACACCCAATCAGGGCGCTAGTAGTCTGGATGAATGCCCTGCCCGGTGGGGCCAGGCAGGGCGGCTACGTAGCAGTGTTGCGCGAGTCGGGGCCGAACTGGAGTTCAGTAACCTGCGCAGAGTGAAAGTATCACTAGGTATTGATCTTGTGAATAGCGCAAGTCGTCGTAGCAAAAAATCAGCGTCTTTCCCTACTAATCACGGTGATTATTTAGCTTTTGCGAAATGAGATCAATCATCTATACATAGGGGCATTCGGACCGCGCGTTGTCCCGACTAGCGTGCAAACGGAATACTGAGCGTATGTCTGGTCAGAATCGCGTAAAAGCGGATTCAGCCGCGCGAACGATCCACGCGCCCCATGAAAGGTTCGAACTCATCGTTACCGTCCAGATATTCCAGTTCGTGGTCGATATGGTCGATTGCCCAACCCAGCAGCTCGATCTCACTTTTCAGGTGCTCGACAAAGTCATCGGTGATGATGGCGATATCGGCCGCCGGCAGCGATGCCTTGTTATTGATGATTTTGATCGCGTCAGCCTCTAGGCGCAGCAGATGGTAATTGGCCTGCTTGATCTGGAACAGCAGATTGCCGCGTTGGTCGAGTAGGTATTCTCTCGTTTCGTCGAGCATGGTGGCTCCTCCGTAAGATTTCAGAAATGTGCTATTCCTATAACTTTATATCTTTCCATATTGGCTTGCGGATAATCCTGATCTCAGTAAGTCTGCGCACTTTCATGCCGACGCGGTCAGCAGCCGGCGGGCTAACAAGGTCGGCGGTCAAGTAATCCTTCCGCTCGCACTTCTGGCAGCAGAACTGCTTTGCAATCTGCCGAACCGAGATATTCCCGCATAACTGCAGGATATCTACGGGCTCATAGAAGCGCTTCACTTGGCAGAGCTCACAGGTGATTTTGACAAAGTAGGAGCCATCCGCGCAACTGCGCAGCGTTGGCGCCGAAAGCACGTCCATTCGGCTCGGAGCCTTCTCTGGCATCGATCATGCTTGCGTTTGGAAGTGTTTTATCCAGGTCGGGTGGGTTTCAATCCCATCGACAATAAGCCCGATGATCGCTTCAAGGTTCTCGCCTATTTCGTACCAGTTCGGACCCAGATCGAGCTCGGTGAATCCCATCGGGATTCTGATGAACGTACAGATCTTGGCGGCGCTTTCATCCAATGCGAACTGCAGGTCCGCGAAGCTTCCCGATGCCATGGCGGTATTGACATTCACCCGCTTGAAAATCAGGTCAGATCGTCCCTCTAGCTCGCTGGCAAGCGGACATTCGATCTCATTTTCCGGAAGATCGAACGGGCCTTCCCACCAGAACGTATATGGCGGCGGCTCATTGTCTTCCTCGTGATCAAAGTCGTAAGCGCCGATTTGTTCGAGCGTGCCGCGAGCCTCGTTGATGATCGCTAGAAATGTTTCCGACTTGCCGATGCCGCCGTCGTGCCGTCGCTCATCAAAAACATCCTGGCTGACGAAAGCGACGAGCTGCTTGAACACCTTCGCGTCGTGGCGCGTGATTGAGTAATGGTTCGGTTGCATGGCGCACGTCTCCGTTCCGCCGATATGGCGGTTCCTTTCAGCAAATTTTGTGTAAACCCAGGCCATCGACCTTGTCTGTTCTCAAAATGTTCTCATTGTGAAGAGGAGTCAAGCCCGGCCGAAAGTGCTATGGACACTGCATGAGAATCGTCGCCGTCTTGATTGCCGTCCTGATGTTCGCAAGCCCGGTGTATGCGGGTCAGCCTGTCGAGGCAAAAGTCTCCGTCTGCTTCACACCTGGCGAACAGTGCGAGGGCAAGATCATAGATGCGATCGACCTGGCTCGGTCATCCATCCGCGTCCAGGCTTATGGCTTCACCTCGCTCCCGATCATCCATGCGCTGCAGCGCGCCGCGGGCAGGGGCGTTGAGGTGCTTGCCATTCTCGATAAGACGAATGAGCGGAAATATTCGGGCGCGACACTCTTGGAAGCTGCCGGCGTTCCGGTCTGGATCGATTTCGAGCCGGCAATCGCGCATAATAAGGTTATCGTGATCGACGGCAATCTGACCATCGGTGGGTCGTACAATTACACCGCGGCGGCGCAGAAGCGGAATGCTGAGAACGTCACCTTTACGGAGAGCCGCGCGATCGCTCATCAATTCACCGCTAATTGGGATAGTCGGTTGAAGGTATCGAGAGCGTTCGAAGGACAGCTGCGCTAGGTTTGTTCTGGCGATGGCTCGCGGGTGGCAAAAGGACTGGAGAGATACGGCTCCGGCTCCGCCAGCAACTGAGGCAAAAGCCTTTCTGCCGCGGCCCCAAATGCGACCCAATCCAATTTGCCGCCTATCAAAGTACCTACAACCGAACTGGCGTCGGCGTTGAACTCTTGCGTTCTAGTAACCCAACGATCCTTCGCATTACCATTGCCTTGGAAATATTCGACAACATGCTCTCGCATATTTCGCAGATCCTTCACTTCGTCTGCGGAAAAACTGTTTAGCTCGCTGAAATCGACATTTGCGTAGAGTCCGAAGGTCAGCGCCCATTTGCGAAACTCGAACAGCTTATGCGCAGCAATCGCGAAATAATGACACTCGGTGTGAAAGTTCATAGATGCTTGACGTCTTTCCGCAGCGTTGATAGCCCGCAGGGCTTTAATCAGACCTACCCGCGCCCCGAAAGGCGCGCCGCTTGATTAACGACGGCTTGCGTCCATTGAACAAGGCCTTCGAACGCCATGAAGCGTTCGTGTTCTAGCGACATGATCGGCTGCTTTGTTTTTGGCGACTTTGTCACACTACAGAGTACTGCTGATGGCCCTATGGAGGCTTTTATTGCTTGCCAGCTGATCTTCTTGGTCCCTGGCTTTAACGAGATTCACCAAACTAGCTTGAATAGACGCAAGCTCATCTAAAATCTGAGGATTATTGCCTATATTTGGAATAATCAGCCTTCTGAGATCGACAAGTCTTTGTAGCGCCGCATCGATATCTTGAACATATTGGTTCATCTTCGCTCCTCCCTTTACAAATACAATCGCACGTCATAGTTTTCTTGTCTATTGCGAATATTCAACTTAACGGGCTTGTAGTTGAATTGGTCTGGCTGAAGATGAGCGGCTACAGATGTTGACGCGGACGATTTTCCGCGACTTTGGATAACCGGCACTTTTGCATTGCGCTACCAGCGTACTTGTTACACAGTTGTTACGGCTGTCGGCGAGACCAGCATTCGCGCTGATCTCGCCACCGAGGAGCCACCTAGCGCGGGAGAGTGCGGTTGCCGGCAAGCTAATGCCGCATTCCCCGTTGCAAGGAATTTCAGCAGAACAGCCCCCGTTGAACTTCGCAAGACGTCACTGACGTCAGTCGGCTAGTTACGGCCGCTATTCACAGAATTCACACGCATAGCCGAAAGTATCGGCAAAGATACTATTTGTTTTGAGCTGCCTTCCTCGTCTTCGCCGCGGTCAGCCTAGTGGCTATCAGCGCTGCTTTCCACTTCGAGCACCTGAACATTCAAAGGCGCCTCTGGGCGCCTTTACGAAGCCGATCTACTTCTTAGCTGATCCGTCTTGTTTGAAAGCAATACCGCTTGCGATCAACGCCGACCAACAATTTTTGAAAACTGCAGCTGGATCGTTGATCACCTGAACAGAATGGACAGCATTATATCCGCGGTCAGCAGCCTGCCGTTTCATCAGATTAATTGCGTTTTCCCGGCTGGGATCTGGGTCCCATACCTTGTTTTTGCACGATGTTCCGATGACGCGTTGATCCTCCTTCGCTAGCGGCGGTCCCTTATCAAGGATTGCTACCGAGTTGATGTCGGCTATTGGTTGCCTACCGGCAACATGTACAATACCAATGTCTGAATTCTGCGCGACCGTTCCGCACGAAGAAAGGCCGGCGGCCAAGCCGACCGCGGCTATATATTTGATTTTCATTGTATTCCCCTCAAGCCCTATGCAATTATGCACGCACAACGAGAATGGTCAATGCTTGGATTTCGCGTTATGACCTACCCATTTTCTCGCATCCATTTGTCGTACTGATCTTCGCTGTCATTGGTGCCGAGGCCGCTGATTTCGTTAAGCTTGGCGTCTATTGCCCGACGATCCCATTTGCGCGTGCCTGGGATGCACGGCGGCATCTTGTAGGTGGCCACCCAGTGCTAGAACGTCGATTGGGCGATGCCGCAGTAAGCTGCTGCCTCTTTGCGACCGATCAGGCGTGGGCCGTTGTCATCGGTCATTTCTTCTCTTTCCTCGCCTTCGCCGCTGCCAGCCTAGCCGCCCGTTGCGCTGAAAAATAGCCATCGTTTGCAGTCGCCCGCTCGATTGACAGCTGGAGCTTCGTTTTCCGCGCCGATTGCCGTGCGGTAGACGGTCCGCTTGTTATGAAGTCCCGCTTGGAGTGGCGCTTCAGGAAGCTTTCAATTTCTTCGGGCGCGATTGCAACATGATTTCGTTCTGTGCCCCGGCCAACTTTCACATAGGTAAGTTCGCCATGGCGGATCAGATCGCGGATCGTTGAAATGGAAGTTGCCAAGAGCTCCGCTACATCTTCGATCGGAAGTAGCCGGCGAATAGGTCGTTCGCGAGCTCCGGCCATGAAGGCTAGCTGCACGTCCTCAACGCGCCAACCCAGATCAGGGTCAAGGGGCTCGGTGAAGCGGACGTAATATTGCGCTGACTTCTGAATCCAGGCTTCGTTTTTCATATCACCCACCACACAACCAATCACGTTTCTTGCCACCGGCATGAATGCCAGAAAGCCTTGCAACGTCTCCTCGATGTGGTGGCGTGCGGATTGGTGGGCCGCGGTCAGAAACTATTGTGCGCGTGCAAGGCCGTCAAGCCAGGGATTAGCCACCTGCGCCGGGTGGCGCGTCGTTCTCCAGATTTTCCCTATATTGGACGACTTCGCTTTCGTCGACGTTGATTGCCGCATCGTTCGGCTTACGCAACGAGACGCCTGGCCCCGACGCAACACCGCCGGCCTCTAGGAATGTGACGCCGGCTGTTTCGAGCGCGGCGCGAATGTCCCGCAGTGTCCGATCATATGGCGTGCTTTTTTCGAGTTCAAAATTTGCCAGGGTAGCGCGTCCAACATTCGCAGCCGTACAAAGATCTCCCTGAGACCAGGCTAAAAGCGCGCGAGCGCCTCGACATTGGGCGGCAGAAATAGACATTTTTTATAATCCGATACAAAAGTTATTGACTTATCGCCAACTCGATGTATTTTGTATCGTGTTGTAACAAATGACTGACACTAACGCAACGAGGAGCGATACAGTGCAAGCGCATACGCATTCAGAAAGAACTTTACTGCCCCGCGGTCTGATCGGCAGACGACGCCGCGTATTCACCGCTAACTGGACTTTTAAATTAGACAATCTTGTCGACTATCACGGAGAGCGTGCCGTCATTGTCGACCGCCATCGCACCATCATGGGTGTCGAGATTTATACCATTATTCCTTTGACCAGGACGCCAAACCGGCAATACGCCTGCGGTCGATCCCTCAAGCATATTCATTGATTTTCAAACTCTGCGCGCCGCGCAGCCACCAGATCCAACAAGCGCCTTGCCCTGGGCGCAGGCCCGTCGCTGTCGCCGCATGTTGGCGGCGGGCCACCAATACGACCGCCACCACAAAGCGAGCCGCAGGTCTCACCAGCCGGCGGCATTTTCGTAGATATGTGCTACCGTTCCACAATGAAGACGGTTTTGAAACGACGCTATCTGATCACCCTCTTCGCAAAGCAGGATGGAAAATGCTGCTATTGCGACCGGCATGTCATCCTTTCATACCGTTGGCGTGACCAACAGAGGCCTGACGCCGCCACGATCGAGCACCTGCAGCGCCGCGTGGAGGGTGGATCTGACCACCCCGATAACTTGGCTATGGGGTGCAAGGCGTGCAATGACGGCCGGGGAGAGGTTGACTGGCTGACATACCGCTCATTCAAGCGCGGCGAGATCAACGAGCTTGTGAGATGCGTCGCGCCGCAGTCGACGCTCGGCGCGCGCCGGCAGTTCCCGTCACCACCAGCGTGAATCATTGAACGCCGCATCGCGGCCCATGACATAGCCGATCGCAAAGGCGAGGGCGCCAATCGTTAGGACGATTCCGGCGGCCGTGCGCGGATGCTCAGCTGCACCAGCCGCCACTGCGGAGCTCTCGCGCACAACGGCGTCCTTGGCATCCTTTGCGACCTTCCGTGCGCCAGTCGGCGGGTCTGTGGGCGTCCCTGTGAAGCCGGCACTTAGTTCGTCGGTCATGATGTTCCTCCTTTTCACAACTGGAGGAGAACACCCGCGGTCGAGAGAAGTTCCAGGGAGGCGGCATACCGGCGCTAGGCGAGCAGCAAGCGAATCCAGGTATCTAAATCAGCTGCGGTGAGTGAATTTCATGCCATCAACTAGCTCCGCTCGCGTTGCGCCGGCAGAGCGCGAGCTCCGCCTTCTTTACCTACTTGCGGAGGGTATGACATAAAATGCGGGGCGCAATTTTGGGGCGGGTGACAAATGGAGTTGATGATAATCGCGGTCTTAGATTGGCTATCTGCGGTGACCGGAGCGGGGGCAACAGACGAGTTGTCAAATCGAACGCTACTTGCGGCGGAAGCTCAGGCGAGATGGGCGTACGTTTCGGCCGTGGTCAGCGCCTGCTCTCTGTTGATCAGCTTTGGCGCGCTAATCGGGTTGTTCCGGAGCTTGGACCAGACACGGCGCACGTTGAAGGTGACGCGGGAGCTTGGCGAGACGCAGGCGCGAGCCTACGTTGAGGCGAGCGATGTGCAGTTTAGCGAGGATATCGGCTGCATACTGGTCAGCTGCAAGAACTCCGGACAGACGCCCAGCCGATATATCGCCATCGGCCTGGAAGCGGTGCTCACAGACAAAATCAACATGGATCGCGCCCTCATAGCTCGGTCTGAGACGCCGCCACAAAAGAGTTGGGCAGCACTAGGTGCCGGCGGAACGTTTACGGCCAAGCTGACGCCACGAACGGGTCACAACAGCGTTCAGAATTGGCTACGTGCATCGCAAATTAAGGATGCACGATTGCTTATCTACGGCACGATCATCTACAGCGACGTGTTCGAGCAGTACTTCAAGACCGAATTTGCTTTCTTCACCCACCAGAGCGCGGGTAGAGGGTTCCTGCGGCCACATAGGGACTTGCCGGCTTACAGACCGCTGACCTCCGATGAATACAATCGCTGGCTTGCGATGGACGTCTGATACGGGTCTTGTCCACTTCGGCCGAGATCTCATCGCGTATTATTCGTTATGATCTTTAATGGAGCTGAAAATCCCAGCCGCCACCCACGTAAGCGATCGCGCCGAAACACCAGCGATCCAGAGGCCGACGATGATTGCTGCGATCCAATTCACCAGAGGAAGGCGTACGGCGTTATGCACCGAGATCCCCGCATAAACCGCGGCAATCAGGCCCGCCGTAGCGACGGCCAAATAAATCAAGCCTCCAGCTAACGTACCGATCAGCCATGCTGGGTAGTCGATCAAATATTCAAAGATTTCCGGCCCTAACAATGTCCATCTCCATGGCTCAGCTGCGCCGGCATTGACCCAGGTTCACTTCGGCACTATCGGCGCTATGGCAGGTGGCAAAATATGCAAACTCGCACACGCAAGGAAAGTGGTCGAATATCTCAAAGTTCAGATCGTGATGTTGATTCCATGTATCAATTCGAGCATCCAATGGAGTTGAGTTAAAGGTTTAGCGATAACGGTCCACACTTTAAAATTGAGGTTGTTCCATGGAAATGCTTCGCGACTGGCTGCGAGACCCCATCATCAGTTTGGGGATGGGTGCGCTAATTTCCGTCGTATTGATTCCAATCTCGTTCTGGCTAAACGGTCTAATGGTGCGGAGCTCGAAAGCGCGGTTTGCAGCCAACATCCGTCGCCGCCTTTATTTTATTCTCGCGACGATAAATACGACACGATTGCAGCGAGCTCCCTACCATATCACGGTCGAACTAATGAAAGTTTTCATTTGGGCCGCTGGGGCAATCGTATTTGCACTGATAATGCCAAGGTTAGAACTCTATCCCGATTTCTTGTACGGATATATCGCATCTCACAAAGCTTTAACGATCTGGGGTATAGCGTTACTACTCCTGCTAATTGAGGTGGCAGTCGTGGTTCAGCTCCGAATGTTTCTTCGAGCGATGAGCGTTGGCTTGTCCCCAGAAATACATCTTCAAAGGATCAAAGCTGATGTCATGCGAGCAGATGAAAGCGTAGTTGATGCACGTACCCGGCAAAAGCTGCTTGATGCCATCCAACACCCGTTGACCGACCTTTATGAAGAGATGGGTAAGCTCTATTCATTGCCGAGTTAGCCGCTTACCTGGTCATAGGCCTGCAGGTCGATGATTGAGCGCCTAACGCCGCTATTTTGCCTAACTAACTTGCGCTGAATGCTAGCGCCCTAGCGATCGTGGGCTATCCACTCCGTCGGTGACGACCAGACACTGCCGAGCGTATCGCAAGGGTATCGCAATTCATGCAGCAGTTGATTCGACCGACTCCATCCACGACCGCAATGACGAGCGTCGCGCCGCAACCGTCCCCCCGAGCTTGAACGATGGAATGATGCCGTCATAGACCAAGCGATAAGCCTGACGGCGCGTGATACCGAGGAAATCGGCGATAGCGTTTGCGCCCATCAAGAGATCGCGTTCATTGTCATTTGCTGCGTTCATTGTGGCCTCCTGCTTTGCGAGACCTGCCGAATGACAGGTCTATATATTTCCTCAAAATTATCAAAATCGTCCAGTGCTTGGCGAAAATTCCTTTTGTTTTTGCCTGCGATGACTATCATGCGCCGAAAAGTCAGTAGGTCGGGGATCGCCGTGGCAACCATAACGAAGCGCAGATGGAAGACAGGCAAGGGCGAAGAGCGGGAGGCTTGGGTGCTGGCTTACACAGACCAGACCGGCAAGCGTCACAAAGAGCAGTTTGCCCGGAAAAAGGAAGCTGACACCCGCCGTATCGAGGTCGAAGGGCAGGTGAGCACAGGGGCTTTCCGCGAGGAGGCTAAAAAGAAAACGGTCGCGGACGCGATAGATGCCTTCGTCAAGCACCTGCAAAAGCGACACGAGCGCGATGAAAAGGTGACGACAATGTATCTGCGGAATACAACTGGCCAGCTCAATACACACGTAAAGCCCTACATCGGCCATATCAGGCTAGCGGAATTAACCGCGCGATCTGTTTCCGGGTTGATTGATACCTTGAAAGATGCCGGCATTGGGATACCGACCGTGCGGCGTGTCATCGGCGCTCTGTCGCGCACTCTGCGGTATGCAGTCAGTCAGGACATGGTTGCTACGAATGTCGCCCAAGGCGTCAGGGTAACGTCAAAGCGCGGCGAGGGCAGTGAAAAGGTCACGCCACCGTCAAAGGCCGAACTGGCCGCAATCCAGAAGGCCGCGCGCGAGGTTGAGCTAACACTCACGGCGACCGCACCGGGCAAGCGCCCCAAGGGCAATCAACCGCCATCGTGGCTAACTCTCGGTATCATGTTCGCCGCCACGACAGGTTTGCGCGCAAGCGAGCAATGGGCGTTGCGTTGGAATAAGCTCGACTTGACGGCAGGAAGCGTGAGGGTCGATACGCGAGTCGATGCTTTCGGCAGTTTCAGTGTGACTAAGTCCGACGCGGGAACGCGCGATGTGCCCTTGGGCAATGCGCTCGTGAAGGCGCTCAAGCAATGGCGGGAGGATTCCAAATTCGCGGGCGATGATGATTTTGTGTTTCCAGATACCGAAGGCAGCTATACCCGACATACGAACTTCATGAAGCGCAATTGGAAGAGCGACAAAAAAACCGGGCGCAAAGGCGTCATTGAACTTGCGGAAATCGAAGATATCGGTTGGCACGCTTTGCGCCACTTCGCTATTTCGACTTGGATTGAGGCCGGGCTGTCACCAAAGGCCGTCCAAACGCTGGCAGGTCATGCGACATTTCAGATTACAATGGACCGCTACGGACACCTATTCCCGGCCGAAAGTCACAAGCTGGCGATGGACAAAATTAGTTCCGATTTGTTCGCTGAATGACGCTATTTACGCCTATTGCCGGCTTGTATATGGCGCATGAATGGCGCATAATAGACTGTAATCCCTGAAAATGCTGGATTTGCGTAAAGTCTTTTAATCAGTAGGTCATGGGTTCGAATCCCATCGCTCTCACCATCGCCTTTTTTTCCATACCGAAGAGATAGGTAACCGAACGTCCCTAGGACGAAGGTCGCGGGCTTTTGTATTGCTCGATTTTCCAGTGATATCGACGTTACGCGGATAAAGCACCTGGCCAGATGCGGCACACAGACAGGAACAGCCAATTTTGCCGTGCAACCCAGACGCAAGAATAGCCCGGTATTCGCTGCCTGCAGGGGAGATGCGCGAATCGAGATATTTATCCGGCGCCGCTGATCTACTAAATGAGCGCTCTTAATACCAAAGGATCAAGATGTCTGACCATCCGCGTTCATTAGAGTCGACGAGGCGTTGCTTATCGGATCGAAAGCCGAAAGGGACGATTATTTACATAATGGTCGCCGCAGTTGCTGTAATCATCGGGTTGACTTCCGGACGGCACGAGAGCGCGATCCAAACGGTCCCCGAGGTCGCGAAGCTGGTTCATTAGATCGCTCATGAGGCGAGCCGAAGGCCACACGGCCCGGCAGCCTTCGTAGTCGTTTCCGCATTGCCAAATCTCATGGATTGTTGGCCTCGGCTCGCGACGTGCTTTCGACTTCCAGGCATAACGCACAGGTTGTTGATAAGATTTGGCCGGAATTGGCTGGTGACGAATCTCGATTTGGTAGTACCATAGCTTCATCAATAAGATTGTTGGTGAAGACGACAGGCGAATGATGGAATTCGTGGCAGAGCTGTCACTATGGGAGATTTATGCGACCGTTTGTGGGTTGCTGGTATCCTTGGGACTTTTGGCCGGATTGATCGCGGGCAGGAGGCTTCCGATAGCCTTGAGGCTGCTGCCGCTTTTAGGAATCGCGATGACCACACCGGTGACCGAGCGGTTAGTGGTTCCCTTCCTTTCGGAGCGGTATCCGGTGATCTTCGCCAACAAGGATTTACCTAAGAAGATCGATCAAAAGACCACGCTGACGAAGATAGATCTCACCGATCATATCTATAGCTATTTCTACGATCTTGACGACGATGATGACGATTTCGATCCGCCTCTCATCAAATCCGCACAGCTCACCGACCTCTGCGACTTCCTGTTGCCGAAGTTCAGTTCCGGCGAAGCATCTCTGGCGAATTACATTTATCAGCTGAAGGGTAGGGATTATTCATTTTCAGTCGACAGCACCGACTGCTCCTGA